TGATGTTGCTTTCCGCATCCGCAACATGGCTATGCAGTTATCTAAATACCCAGCCGATATTGTTTTGAAGGCTATTGAAAATGTAGTTAAAGAGTCTACTTTCTGGCCTTCGCTGTCAGAATATTGGCGACACATTGGCTGGCGTATGCACAAACGCAATCGTTTGCTTGAGTCTTTGACCAACAAAAAGATTGCATTAATGCTGGAAAATCAGTAGGATAATAACAGGAGAACAAGGAGAACAATCATGAATAGAATAGGTTTCATCGGCGGCAGTGACGCCCGCCGCATCATCGAAGGCGATTGGCATACACTATGGCTTGAGAAGACAGGCCAGCAAGAACCAGCCGATCTTTCAAACAATCTTGCTGTACAACTTGGCGTACATACCGAAGGCTTTAACATTGCTTGGTTCAATCAGAACCAGTTAGACAATCAACATCATGTCGAAGAGCAAGTTAGGTATGCGGATAACGTCAATGGCGTCTTCTGTCGTGGCACAGTAGATGGTTTTATCTCAGACAAGAATGCAATCCTAGAATGCAAACACACTTATGATCGCAATACTATGGAGTCTTGCATCAGACAGTACATGCCGCAGATACAATTTTATCTTATGTTATCCAAGGCAGACGGTTGCTATCTATCAATCATCTTTGGCAATCGTAGATGGGAATGCGTCTATGTCTCACCAGATCAGGCATATATCAGCAACATGATGGAACACATTGCTGAGTTCTGGCGACTGGTCGAATCCAAAACCGAACCGTCTATCGGCAAACAAAATACAACTTTAACTACTGATCACATCTTGGTTGATAATATGATCAGGCGTGATGCAACTTCAGACAATGAATTCATCAGCCGTTGCCATGATTACATTCAGTATGAGGCAGATGCCAAATCATTCGAGTCAGCCAAAGCCGACCTCAAGGCTATGGTTGCCAATCATGAGAGGGAAGTGTACTGCGACCTTCTCACCATCAAGCGTGACAAGCGCGGCTCGTTGCGCATTACAGTCAAAGGAGAACAATCATGACTGACAATATGAAACTGTGGGATGCAGTATCAACATCCGATCCGCAATACCTAAAGAAGGTATCATTCGGTGCTAGATCATTTACCGCTATTGATCCTCAATATCAGGTAATGAAAGCAACCGAAGCCTTCGGCCCAGTAGGTCAAGGCTGGGGATGGAAGAACGAAACACGATTCATCAATCTATCTAATGGCGATACTGCTGTAGTTGCGGATGTCACTATCTGGCACGGCAGTGATGAATATAGTTTCGGCCCGTTCTCGGGCTGTCGTAAATTCTTTGATGCCGCAAAGGGACGCATGGCAGAAGACGCACCAAAGATGGCTATCACTGATGGCTTGACCAAGGCTCTATCACACCTTGGCTTCAACGCCGATGTCTTCCTAGGAAAGATGGATGGCAATAAATATGCAGACAACAACACACCAAACAAAGGAGATTGGTAATGACTGACTATGATAACAGCAATCGCGGAGCGGCTTTCAAGCCGTTCCCTGAGATGAAGTTTATCTTGCAAGGTAAGTTGCAGGTAACTCATGAAAGCACAAACCAAGAGATGCCTATCGCTCTCATCATGGCTGAAAACAAAGATGGCAAGAAGCGCATCGAAGTATACAGCAAAATCGGCGTCCTCTTTGACAACGATAAGAATGGCAATGAGAATGCGCCAGATTATTCTGGCCCACTCGATGGCGTATCGGAGAACTTACGCATTGCCGCATGGCGTCAGATGAAAGGCGACAATGCTTACATGTCATTCAAGGTATCCCCAAAGATGGACAAACCTGTCGAAGGCGGTTATCCTATCAACAATCAACAAGAGGTCGCACAGCCACAGAATACGGTGGATGATGTGATTCCATTTTAACAGCGAGGGCTGTTCTCCCCCTTGCTAGGCGCACCCCCACTGTTCTCCTCCCTCGGTGGGGGTGCTTGCTTTTGAGACACATAATGGCAAAGAAACCAACACTAATTAATAATAACTTAGTCGTACGCTTTCTTTTCAGTGAAATGCATAGGCAGGGATGCCTAAAGAAAGACCTCTGTGAGAAGGTAGGCATCAACCGAAACACATTACGCAACTGGAATGTACAAAACGTACCTAAAATTAATGACATCGAGGCGGCATTAAACTATCTAGGATACACACTTCAAATCAAACCCATCGGAGATACCAATGAACAGAACATCAATTCTAAATGATGCACTCAAAGCCACAAAAGATCGCGGCGAGAACTACGGAAAGCCATCAGAAAATTTCGACCGCATTGCCTCCCTATGGAAAGCATACACAGGCAAGTCTTTCTCAGTAGTAGATGTTGGCATGATGATGATGCTAGTTAAAGTATCACGCCTTATGGAATCTCCATTGCATGAAGACTCTTGGGTAGACATTGCTGGATATAGCGCAGTTACCGCAGAAGCGATTGCCTATATTGAAGGTAGTCAGCACCCTCTTGAGGATCGGCAAAACACTGATTCCAACTGACGACATTATCGTTGTTGGGATCAATCACCTGCATAATAGCCTGACCAAACTTCTGTTGCTCATAGCCTTTAGTAAACGCAAAGTTATCGTGATACTTATAGCCACGCGCACGAGCAAGCCAGACAGTCTTCTCTTGCTCAACCAATTCAACATGAGACAAAGCCCAGTTATGTCTATGCCCACTGATGTACAGATCAGCAGTACCTTTTAACTTAGCCATCTTGCCTTGAGCGTGAAGCGGATTAAATTGAGAATGGCCCGGCATGTCGTGTGCGGCGTGGATGCGGCAGGAGCGTCCGTTAGGGAAGTCTAGTTGGATTCTAGCCTCCCAGTCTTCAAAGACCGTGTGCGGCTCTGAAATCCACCGCAATGGGTCGCCTGATCCAGACCACATATCATGATTGCCGCCGATAAGAATGAGAGGATTCATCTCTCTGATAAGCCATTCAACCAAACGCCAAGCAGTTTTAGATGAAGTCTCTTGCTCCCCGTATAAACGAGAAAGACGACCAACCCAGTTATTCTGTTGATCGCCTAATGAACATCCGTAAATATTATCGTTGTTCTGTATGATGTCGATGTGTTCTTTAAGCGCATCCCAATCACAATATTTATCGTCAATGTGTGGATCGCCTAACCACAATAATCCAATAGGATCATCTGACTTCATCTTAACTTTGATCCACTTTTTAGATTCACGATGCAGTTTCTTCTGCTTGAATCTAGCATGAAGATGATCAATGACGCTTTCGATTGGAAGGTCTTCTGCAACTGTATCTTCAATAGAGTAAACAGGATTGTCAGCAGATTTCTCCCCTAATAATTTAACCTCATGCCGTTGCGCACGATGCCAAATTGTAGTTAATGGAATGCCGCTAGCCTCAGATGCTTCGCGTAATGTTCCATATTCTTGGAGTAAGTTCCAAGCCTCTTCTAGTTTATCTGACACATATAGTCTCCTTATGCGCTATAAACGATACATTAATAACATTAATGTTAGTTATATAGACCTTAGTAACATTACTTCTTATTTTTGTTAGTTATAGACTCAGCCAAGCCACCCCCGAAGTAGAATGACACAATCACCAACATGATTTCGCCGATCCAGAAATCTGAAAGGATAGTCTTAACACCATCTATGTCACCTTTACCAGCCAGCGTCATGCCAAGCGTGATCGCAAAGCAAGCCAAGAAGGTAAACGAAAACATAAGTGCAAGGTATCTCTGGGCAAGTTTGAATGGAGCGTACGCATTCATCAAATCAATTCGCGCTTTGCTCTTAGCGGCAATCTCTTCTTCCGAAGTGACCACCATATCGTCAATGAGTTTCATCCCTTGTTTCACAATGTCACCACTGCCAAGGATTTTTGCTAAAATAGGAATCATATTATCCCCCTGTTTTTAAGACCAGCGTATACTAACACAGCCGCTACACCAAGTCCAATTACTGTAAAGAAAGCAATGACTAACACCTCGATCATGCGTTGACGCCTTCGCCGCATAGCCTCTTCTGCGGCTTGCCTATCCTTCCTAGCCTGTGCAGAAAACTTAAGCCAATCATTCCACAAGCCAGCACGACCAGCATAGATCATGTACTGCTTCAGTTCTTCTTCTTTTTCTCTGATTGCTTCTAGTGCCATAAACTCTTCAAAGTCGTTGCCTTGATGGAATGGACTTTTCTTTTTCTTCTCTGCCTTGCGGCGAAGATCATCTTGACTGCTGATGAAGGTGGCGATCTGTGTCGCAACACTGCCTATCTCTTTGCCGTTTGAGATGGCTTGCTTGATGATTCCGAAGGCGGCATTCGCGGCGGCTAGTTCTGCTAACATCAGTAGACCTTTACTTCATCCGGGTTGACATGAATAGGAACGCAGTAAGTTGTGACTCTATCTCGCCTATCCATATAGTGATATGAAGTATAGTTACCGTACCTCTTCGATAACTCTTTGGCGTACCAGTTACATTCTATTAAATCAAAAAACCGCAGGTTGGTATCTATCTCCCTGCGGTCATCGTCAGTGCCTAAGAACATCATTACTACAAATACAGTTACCATTTCATGATGCTTTTGCGCCGATCATTTGATTTTTATCTACCGTTATGCAAGCGGCAGTCCAGCCTAGTATTTCTCCGCTTGCTTGAGATGCATTCATTGTAACTTCAATTACATCTTTATCTGGGCATGTCGCCACCACATCTGACTTAACATCTAGTTCTCCACTAGGCATTAAGACAAACAGGATGAAGACAAAATCAATCATTTGTTTTCTTTCACCAACACCCAGATGCGGAAACAAACCAGAACAATAGACAGCACCACCAGCACCAGACCAAGCCACATATTAAGCGGCTCAAGCCACATTGGGCTGGTTATCCCTGCAGTCGCTAGCGGTACGTCTACGTTGTGTTTCATTTCATTACCACCCTGCTGGTACTTTGCCTACAATTGGCGGGTTAGCGAGATTAGTAATCTGCTCATCGAGCATCGCCTGTAGTTCTGCCTCAGTCTTATCAAGACCAGCGAGAACCTTCTCTTTGCACCAATCTTTAGTGATGCTGTCAAACGCTGTAAAGTTATCAGCGTCAGCCTCACCAGCAGATGCAGTACCGTATGCGGAAACAGAAAGCGGTGCGCCTTCGTCATTAGTTTCCGTATCGCTGACAGCAGTAAACCGCCAGTGAATTGTCTTTACGACATCGGACAAAGCACCTTCGGCTGGTGCGGTGTCAAGTTGTGGGAAGTCCCAAGCGTATGTGTTAGCCATTTTGTCTACTCCTGTTCTGCGAGATGCGCGGCATACGCATCAATAACATCTTGTGTGTGTACAGCCGCACAAATGCCCTGCACCTTTGCATCTTCGCCGCTGTAATCATCGCCAGCCGAAATGACGTGGCGACTAAACGCACGGCTAATCTCAACGCCATCACGTTTGATAACGGTGGCGGTGCGAACCTGAACGTGGTTGTAGTCACCTACCACTTCAATCTTATCGACTACGCTTTCTTCTTCTAGTGCCATTTTTATCT